CGTATGTTCCATATAAATAAGTACGTATGAAGTTCAGAAATGGTTGGAATACTTATACCAAACAATGGGATAAGTTAGCTATTAAAGTAAGATTCTCATTCATTGATATCTTATCTATTGAGATAGATGTGTCTAGAGACTTTTACCTTTTAACAATCTTAAATCTTACTATTAAAAATAGATAAAATGAAAAATTCAAAAGGACTTAAAGGAACAACAGATGCACTAGCACATTGTAAGTCAATGTATGCAAAAGGTGGATCAGCTGGTAAAAATCAAATGATCCGTTCTATGAAAAGTTATGAGATGGGAGGTACATCTCAATCAGCTGATTTAGGTGATGATCTTAAAAGAGGATGGCGAAAAGTTAAAAGAGCTGTTAGAAATACAGTTAATAGTATGAAAAATCCAAGTCATACCCCAACATTTAAGAAATCTAAATGTGGTGGCGCAGGCTGCTGGAACTAATTTTAACTAACATATAGAAATCCAGGTACTTATAGTATCTGGATTTTTTATTTAAACAATATACATTTAAACTTATTTTGTATATTTGTTGTAAACCAAATAAATTAAATATCATGGAAAACCAACAAGAAAGAGAATTTACAGCTGAAGAACTAGCTGCTCAAAAAGAACAAATGCTTCAATTCTATACTGAGTCTATTCCATACTTAGAAGCTCAACTTAAGTATGAAGAATATCTTATGAAGATTGATGAAGCAAGGTACAAGAGAAATACTATTCAGATGCAGTGGGCAATGATGATGCAAGCTCAACAAGAACAAGAATCAGAAGGATCTGATTTTGATATTGACAATGAACCTAATATTCCTGAACAAGGTAAAAGGAAGCTCAGAAAAGGATAGTCATGGCTTTAGTAAATCAAGTACAGAAACGTGTAAAAATGCCTAAATGGGATGTAGTAAAGTTCCAGATACTAGTGCATTGTTACATTAATAGAATTACCATGAGTGATTCTGATTTAAACTGTCTTACTTTACTAAGTCTTAATGAACCAATTGAACTTACTGAATTTTGTTATGAGGCCTCTTCAGAAGAGGAATGGATTTTTAAATCACCACAAACTGTTAGAAACTGTATTAATAAAGCAGAAAAAAATGGTATTGTGGTTAAAAACCCAGACAATAAAAAGATAATATCTATTAATCCAAGTTTAAAAATTCAAACTGAAGGTACAGTATTACTTGATTATAAAATCTTAGGGAATGAATCCACGGAAGTCCAGTAAATTATATAAAACAGTTTCAGAAGATTTAAATATAAGTGAAACACTTGTAGAGAACATAATAGAACATTATTATAAAGAGGTTAGAACTTGTATGTCAGAATTAAACCATGCTAGATTGAATGTAACTGGACTAGGACATTTTTTTGCAAAACCTCAAAAAGTAAAAAAAGATATTGTAAGTATCACTGCTATTCTTAAGACACATGATGTATCTACATTCAAAGCATATTTTAGTAAGAAAAACTATGAAGAGACTTTAGATAAACTAATCATTTTAGATAAAGAATTGACAGAACAAAAACAACTAAGAGTAAAATATAAAGATGAAAGCAGCACTAAAAGCAATCTGGGAGAATAGAAAAGGAATTCTAGAAGGTGTAAAAAACTCAATTATTAGAGATGAGTTAGTAGAAGACATTGCAAGAATGAGATATGACATTTGTGATGAATGTGAACACATAGATAATAAAGGAAAAGAATGTGCTGTAAAAGGTACTCAACCCTGTTGTGCTGAGTGTGGATGTTCCCTTCAATTTAAAACAAGATCTCTTTCTTCAGAATGTCCTCTTGGTAAATGGCAAGCAATTGCTACAGAAGAAGAGGAAGATAAACTAGATGAACTATGAGCATAGTATTTAATGCAGATGATCACAGCTACAAGAGTGTAGATCCCAATGATGAAATCAAATGGGTTAGTGTCACTACTCTACTGTCTAGTCTTAAGAAACCTTTTGATGCTAAGAAGGTAGCTGAGAGAGTTAGTAAGAATAAGAAGTCTAAATGGTATGGTGTAGATCCTAAAACAATTATTCAGATTTGGGATAATGAAGCTAACAGAGCTACAACACTAGGTACATTCTATCATAACCAAAGAGAATCTGATTTATGCTCACTTGCATCTATTGAAAGAGAAGGAGTAACAGTTCCTATTTTTAAACCCTATGAACAACCAAATGGTTTAAAGATTGCACCTGTGCAAAAGCTTGATCCAGGCGTGTACCCAGAACATATGGTCTATCTTAAGTCAGCAGGCTTATGTGGCCAATCAGATTTAGTTGAAGTAGTCAATAGTAGAGTAAATATTATTGACTACAAAACTAATAAAGAGATTAAAACAGAATCATTCAAGAACTGGGAAGGAATGTCTGAAAAGATGTTACCACCAGTAGAACATTTGGATGATTGCAACTTTAATCACTATGCTTTACAGTTAAGTATCTACATGTATATTATCTTAAAGCATAATCCTAAACTTCAACCAGGAAAGATATTTATTCACCACATTACATTTGAAACAGCCGGAGAAGATCAATATGGTTATCCTATTGCTAAGTTAGATGATAATGGAGAACCAAAAGTATTAGATGTAATACCAATGCAAGTTCCTTATCTTTATGATGAAGTAATATCTGTTATTAATTATCTCAAGGATAATCCTTACATTATTAAAAAGAAGTAGTTATGATATTTTATGAAATAAGAGAAGTCAATCCTAATTATCCAGGCCGTGATAAAATATTGGCTTATAAAGGAACTATATTATTTAGATATAAAGGTAAGTTATTATGTTATCTTAAACCTTTAAAGAATAAATCTAAGAGTTTTGAAGATCCTAAAAATCCAGATGTATATTTACCAACTGGATTTATTGTTTGTAGAAATGATAGTCTATTGTATTATCAGCATTATTTAGCTACAGGTTTTATAGATGGTTTAAAAAATATATTAGGTATAAAATCAAAACCAAAAATTGAAAATCCATTTGCATGATTGTAAGACTATTTGATGTTCAGAATGGTAAAGTAATTCCAACAGAACATTGCTATACACTAAAGGCACTTAAAGATATCATGGATAACTATCCAGATGATTATCTTAAAATATACCTCTACTTGTTCTACATGACATGTCCCAATCCGGATATGAATCCTTTCTTTCATACTCCAGAGATAGATAAAGAACACATTATTCTAAAAGAAATTGAAGCTGAGTTTTCAACTGAAGATGCTGATATTTATGTTGCACTAGAGTTTTGTAAAAGAATGTATGAAACTCCTACTTCAAGAGCATATCAAGGTATGAAATCTATGTTAGATAGATTAGCTAAGTATATGGAGACAACACAGATTACTGCAGGTAGAGATGGTAACATTAATTCACTAGTTGCTGCAGCCAAAAACTTTGACCAGATTAGAGCATCATTTAAAGGAGTCTATAAAGACTTACAGGATGAGCAGTCAAGTAAAGTACGCGGAGGCCAGGGGCTTGCTTATGATAGTTAATTATGAGTGAGATTTATCAAGACATATCAACCTATGACAATGGAACATGGACAACAACAAGCTTTGAATCCAGAGAGGACTTCAGTAACTTCATATTTGGGCTTTTCAAAGAACCCGGTAGTTACGGATTCAACAGTACAACTAATCAGGTATTTGTATCTGAGTCAAGAAGATTTAGAGATACTGGAGTATATTGCACAGCCCCATTCAAATCAAAAGACTTCATATCCTATTGGGATGATCAAAAAGCAAAATGCAGGAAGGGGATAATTGTAAAAGAGGATGAAAACACATGGTTTCTTGCAAGAGAATATTACATGTGGCTTAACTTTTTACCAATCTTTGATAAAGAACAACAGAAGTTTGACTTTGCTAAGATTAGGGATGCACAGTATCACATGGCTCTATATGAGTTATTAGCTGAGTTAAACTATAAACATTCTGCTATTTTAAAGAAACGTCAGATTGCATCATCTTATTACCATATGGGTAAGTTTATAAATCAGCAATGGTTTGAAGCAGGGGTTACACTTAAGATGGGAGCAAGTCTTAAAGATTATATCAATGAGAAAGGATCCTGGAAATTCTTACAGGAATATGCGGCATTCTTAAATGAACATACAGCATGGTATAGACCTATGTCTCCAGACAAGGTAATGATGTGGCAACAAAAGATTGAAGTAAGAAAAGGAGATAGAAAAACAGAAGTTGGTCTCAAGGGTACTATACAAGGTATGTCATTTGAGAAAGATCCAACAAATGGTGTAGGGGGTCCGGTAAAATACTTCTTCCATGAGGAAGCAGGTATTGCTCCTAAGATGGACCAGACATATGAGTACATGCGCCCGGCCATGCGCTCAGGTATGGTAACTACAGGTATGTTTATTGCAGCAGGATCTGTGGGTGACTTGTCTCAGTGTAATCCTTTGAGAGATATGATTCTTAATCCACTCTCTAAAGATATTTATGCTGTAGAAACTAATCTTATAGATAATAAAGGAACTATAGGTTTGTCAGGTTTGTTTATTCCTGAGCAGTGGTCAATGCCTCCATACATAGATGAGTTTGGTAATTCACTTGTAGAAGAAGCATTAAAAGCCTTAGATGATCAGTTTGAGCAATGGAAAAAAGAACTTTCTCCAGAAGACTATCAATTAAGGATTTCTCAGCATCCTAGAAATATCCAAGAAGCTTTTGCACACAGATCTGTATCAATATTTCCAACTCACTTGGTTGCTGCTCAGAGCAGAAGAATTGAAGAAAAAGAATATGCTTATGAGTATTTAGATATTTATACTGATGAGACAGGAAAAGTTGCTGTAAAACCTACAGATAAACAACCTATTAAAGAATTTCCAATAAGTAAAAAGACAGAAGATAAAACTGGTGTACTTGTTGTATGGGAAAGACCAATTAAAGATCCTACCTTTGGACAGTACTATGCATCTATTGACCCTGTTTCTGAAGGTAAGACAACAACATCAGAATCACTATGTTCTATCTATATCATGAAAGCTCCTGTAGAAGTTACTAAAGTAACTGTGGGAGAAACAGAAACATATATAGAACCGGATAAAATTGTAGCTGCTTGGTGCGGTAGATTTGATGATATTAATAAAACTCACCAAAGGTTAGAACTAATTATAGAATGGTATAATGCTTGGACAGTAATAGAGAATAACATTTCACTATTCATTCAGTATATGATATCAAGAAAAAAACAAAGATATCTAGTACCAAAAAGTCAGATATTATTTTTAAAAGACTTAGGTGCTAATGCTAATGTATTCCAGGAGTATGGTTGGAAAAATACCGGTACATTATTTAAGGCACACTTACTAAGTTATACTATTGAATACTGCAAAGAAGAATTAGATGTAGAAACTAAATCTGATGGTACTATTGTAAGAACTAAATATGGTATAGAACGTATTCCAGACCCAATGTTACTTAAAGAAATGCAGGAGTATGCTGATGGAGTCAACGTGGATAGACTTGTATCATTTGCAGCACTTGTGGCATTTATGAGAATTCAGCAAGCTAATAGAGGTTATTCTAAAAGAGTTATCATGGATGATGCTTCTAAAAACTTGCAAAAGTCAGATAATTTGTTTAAATTAAATAGAACCCCGTTCCGTCATATGGGTGGATCAGGTAAAGTTATTAATGGTCAAGTTTTTAATAGGTCAGCCTTTAAGAACTTAAAATAATAGATATGCAGGTATATAATGCTTTACAGTTAAAAAAGGGAGCAAAAGTTGAACAGAATAGGATGGGTAGTGTTACCCAACCTCTTCAATTTATTCCTAAGAAAGATAAGGATGAAGAATGGGCAGCTTGGAATCTTGACTGGCTTGAGTGGAATGGTTTAAAACAAATCCGTAGAAATGCACGCAGGCTTATGAAAAACTATAAGCTTGCAAAAGGTATTATTGATAAGTCTGATTATATAGTTGAAGAAAATAATGAATATAGAGATGTTGTTGAGTTACTTACTAGAGAAGATCCTACAGCATTAGAACTTAAGTTCTATCCTATTATTCCAAATGTTATTAATGTTCTTGTAGCTGAATTTGCAAAAAGAACTACTAAACTTACATACAGAGCAGTTGATGAGTTCTCATATAATGAGATGATTGAGCAAAAAAGAAAAATGGTTGAGGAAACTCTTATGGCCAATGCTCAAATGAAAATTGTAACTGCTATGCTAGATGCTGGTTTAGATCCAAATTCTCCAGAGGCACAAGAGCAAATAAATCCTGAAAATCTAAAAACACTTCCTGAGATTGAATCTTTCTTTAAGAAAGACTATAGATCAATGATAGAACAGTGGGCTTCACATCAACATAAAGTAGATGTTGAAAGATTCCGTATGGATGAATTAGAAGAAAGAGGTTTTAGAGATTCACTTATTACAGATAGAGAGTTCTGGCATTTCCATATGATGGAAGATGATTATGAAGTAGAACTTTGGAATCCTGCTGTTGTATTCTATCATAAGTCTCCAGATGCTAGATATATTTCTCAAGGTAACTGGGTAGGTAAAATTGATATGTTTACTGTTGCCGATGTTATTGATAAATATGGATACATGATGACAGAAGAGCAGTTAGCAGCTCTTGAAGCAATTTATCCAATTAGATCTGCAGGTTATAACATTGGTGGATTGCAAAATGATGGGTCATTCTATGATGCTACTAAGTCTCATGAATGGAATACTAATATGCCATCACTTGCATACAGACAATATACTTCAGCAGTTGCCGGATCAGTATATGAGGGTGGAGATATTATAAATCAAATCTTATCACAAGGAGAAGATTACTTTGATCAAGGTACTGCATTCTTACTTAGAGTAACTACTGCATATTGGAAGTCTCAAAGAAAAGTAGGACATCTTACTAAAATTACAGAAGAAGGAGAAGTTATTAATGAGATTGTTACTGAAGATTACTCAGTTACTGAAAAGCCAATATATGATACAAGACTCTTTAAAAATAAAACTAAAGAGAATCTTGTATTTGGTGAACATATTGATTGGATCTGGATTAATGAAACTTGGGGTGGGGTAAAGATTGGTCCAAATCTTCCTTCATTCTGGGGTATGAATAATCCTGGAGGATTCTCTCCTATTTATATTGGAGTTGGTAAGAATCATATTGGCCCACTTAAATTCCAATTTAAAGGTGACTCATCATTATATGGTTGTAAACTTCCAGTAGAAGGAGCTGTATTCTCTGATAGAAATACTAAGTCTACTGCTCTTATTGATTTAATGAAGCCATATCAAATTGGATACAATATTGTAAACAATCAGATTGCAGATATTCTAGTAGATGAACTTGGTACTGTAATCATGCTTGATCAGAATACATTACCTAAACATTCACTTGGTGAAGACTGGGGTAAAGGTAATTATGCTAATGCATATGTTGCAATGAAAAACTTCCAGATTCTTCCTCTTGATACATCTATTACAAATACAGAGAATGCATTAAACTTCCAGCATTTTCAAAAACTTGATCTTGAGCAAACCAATAGACTCATGTCAAGAATTCAACTTGGAAACTACTTTAAGCAACAAGCATATGAAGTAATTGGTGTTAACCCACAAAGAATGGGACAACAATTATCTCAGACTACCGCTACCGGAGTAGAACAAGCTATGGCAGCCTCATATGCACAGACAGAGATATACTTTATCCAACACTGTGATTATCTAATGCCTAGAGTACACCAAATGCGTACTGACTTAGCACAATACTATAACTCTACAAAACCATCTGCTAGACTATCTTATATTACATCTGCAGATGAAAAAGTAAACTTTGAAATAGAAGGTACAGATTTATTAATGAGAGATCTTAATATTTTTGCTACAACTACTGCTAACCATAGAGCTGTTCTTGAACAGTTAAAGCAAATGGCAATGCAGAATAATACTACTGGTGCTTCTATTTATGATCTTGGTAAAGTTGTTCAATCTGATTCAATTGCTGAATTAAATAATGCTCTTAAAGATTCTGAGCAAAAACAACAGCAAATGAAACAACAAGAGATGCAACAACAACAGCAAATGCAAGAACAAGCTCTTCAGGCTAAAGCTCAAGAAGAAAAACTCAAAAGAGACTTTGATATGGCTGAAGCTGAGAAAAACAGACAAAGAGATATTCTCATTGCTGAAATTAGAGCTGCAGGTTATGGTGCTGTTGTTGATGTTAACAAAAATGAAATGTCTGACTATCAAGATGCAATGAAAGATATCAGACAAAGTGAGCAATATCAAGAGCAAAACAATCTACAAAGAGAGAAGCAAGTAAATGAAAATATGAGACAATCTCAAAAAATGGATATTGAAAGAGAAAAAATTCAAGCCCAAAAAGAGATTGCAGATAAGCAATTACAGATAGCAAGAGAGAATAAAAATAAATTTGATAATAAAACAGAAAAGAAGAAATAATCTTTTAGCTATATAGTCCAGAAAATTATGCTAACTGTTTTAAATATTTGAAGTTTATTTTGTATATTAAATTATAACCAAAACCAACAAATATGGAAGAAACCAACAAAAAACCTGATGATCAGGTCCAAGACTCTACAACGGTAGGTCAGGTAGATGTAAATATTGATGAGCTATTTGGAATGCCTGGTGCTGAAAGTGTAATGCTTCCATCAGATGATTCAGATAATAATAAACAAATGTCAGTCTTTTCTAAACCAAAAGATGTAGACACAACGTTCCTTGACAAACCTGCAACTAAAGCAGGTGATGATAGTAGTGATAATAACACTAATGTTTCTACAGCAGAAGTTGATGAGGCAATTGCTCAACTTGATGACATGATCACTCAAGAAGAAGAGACTGGAAATAAAGGAAGACCAAAGGTTGATAAATCTGGTCTTTCTGAGTTGGCTCAGAAAATGATTGAGGAAGGTACACTTATTCCATTTGATGATGATAAACCATTAGAGGAATATACTACCAAAGACTTCCGTGAATTATTTGAAGCTAACTTTCAAGAAAGAGAAAATAAAATTAGACAAGATACTCCAAGAGAGTTCTTTCAATCTCTTCCAGAAGAACTTCAGATTGCAGCTAAATATGTAGCAGATGGTGGCACAGACCTTAAGTCTTTATTTAGAACTCTTGCTCAAGTTGAAGAAGTAGTTCAATTAGATCCATCAAATGAATATGATCAAGCAGAGATTGCAAGACAATATCTTTATGCTACTCAATTTGGTACTCCTGAAGAAATTGAATCTGAAATTAATGATTGGGCTGATCTAGGTAAACTTGAGCAAAAAGCAAATCAGTTCAAGCCTAAGTTAGATGCAATGCAAGAAGAAATTATTGCAAGACAGTTAGCAGAGCAAGAAGCAAGAAAAGAACAACAAGCTGCACAGGCAAAAATGTATACGGATAATGTATATAATACTTTGTCAAAAGGAGAACTTGGTGGAGTTAAGCTTGATAGAAAAGTACAAAGTTTATTGTACTCTGGATTAGTTCAACCTAACTATCCATCCATATCAGGTAAACCTACTAACATGTTAGGTCACTTACTAGAAAAGTATCAGTTTGTTGAACCAAGACATGATCTTATTGCAGAAGCACTTTGGTTGCTTGCAGATCCAGATGGATATAAAGGTAAGATCAAAGAACAAGGTTCAAAGAAAACAGTTGAAGATACTGTAAGAAAATTAAAAACAGAAGAAAGTAGAAAGATTAGTTCATCTACTATTTCTGAAGATAATGATACAAGAAGAACACAAAAACAACAAAGAACTATCTCAAGACCAAATAATTTGTTCAAGAGATTTTAATTAGTAACAATTTAAATTAATATATACAATGGCAACTCCAGTAATGAACAATGGTATATTCCTTAGGGATACCGCTTACAACGCAAGTTCCCATGTGGATTCTTACCACTTGGTGAACATGCTGAAAGATGCAGAGCCAATGGACCTTGGTCCAGTGGATCTTTGGGCTATGTCCCAAAAGGTTGAAATGCCTCTTTATCAAATGTCATCATTTGGTGGAAAAAATGTTATCATGGTAGATAACGCACGTGGGGAATACAGATGGCAGACTCCAGTCTCTATTGACCTTCCTTACATTGTTGAGGATATTGAACCAGACAATGACTATAAAGGTGTTGATGGTACTACATTCCGTATCAAACTTAACAAAAGAGAATTTGGACATGGTGATATTATCACTTATGACAAATATAATGGTGTTGAGATGTACATTACACAAGAAGATATCCTCCCATTAGGTGATGGTTTTATCTATACTGTGCAATTGGTAAACAATGACAACTACAAATACATTGACAACAAGTATTTGGCTAATGGTACTAAAGTATTCCGTAAAGGTTCTGCAAGAGGTGAGTATGGTGAAAGATTTTCTGACATCATCACTAATGCTGGTTTCCGTGAATTCTACAACTACGTAGGTGGTGCAGAAGCTCACGTACACTACTCTATCTCTAGCCGTGCTGACTTGATGATCAAAGGTGGTATGAATGCAGATGGTACAGTTCCTGTAACTGAGATCTGGAGAAACTTTGACAAAACTATGGACCCATCTATTTCTTCTTTGGAAGACATGGTAAAAGTTATGGGTAAAGATGCTGTTAAAAAAGCATTTGACAATGGTAACTTGTCACGTACATTCTTGACCAATATGGAAGCTGCTCACTTGAGCAAAATTGCAATTGACATTGAAACATACCTCATGTGGGGTCATGGTGGTAGAGTACGTCAGGATGGTCCAGATGATGTTAGATTGTCTGTGGGTCTTTGGAAGCAGTTGGATAACTCATTCAAAAGAGTATACAACAAAAATAACTTCACACTTGACTTGTTCCGTTCTGAGATCTACAACTTCTTCAATGGTAAGGTTGAGTTCCAAGGTCCAGATCCAAAACGTAGCTTGATTGTACAAACTGGTATGGGTGGTATGAGAATGGTTAATGAGGCTATCAAACAAGAGGCTATCTCTTCTGGTCTTCTTATCCAGGCTGCTGATATCGGTGCAATCACTGGTAAAGGTATGGACTTGAACTTTGGTTTTGCATATACTTCATATGTAATCCCATTCTTGGCAAATGTTAAGTTTGTTCTTAACCCAGCATTTGACAATGTTCATACAAATGATATTGAGAACCCAATCATTGATGGTTTCCCATTATCTTCTTACTCATTCATTATCTTTGACATCACTGATAACACTAATGACAACATCTTCTTATTGAAGTTGTCTTGGGACAATCAATTGAAATGGTGGTATCAAAATGGTACTATGGACTACATGGGACGTAGCCAAGGCTTCCAGTCTTCTGGTCAGTTCAATGGTTACCGTGTAATGATGAGCCAAACAATGCCAGCAATCTGGGTTAAAGACCCAACTAAAGTGTTGAAAATTGTTATGAGAAACCCTGTAACAGGTGGATCATTCTAATCTAAACTAGAAAGGATAGGGAGGGGGAAACTCCTCCCTTTTTTTCTTTATATTTAACCAACAAATAATAAAACCAACAAAACATGGAAAATTTCACAATGGTAGAAACCGGTGGAGGGAGAGTAAAGCAAACAGCTATTGCAGTCCGCCCGTTCTTTGACAACTCAGTCTCTAATATGGGATTGGAAAATTATGGCTTATCTCTATATGATGGAGTTAAGCACTTTGAACAACTTGCTTGCCTTGAGCAAAATGGAGTTATTAGATATCTTACTGGTCTAAATGAATTTGCACCAGAGATTAAACTTCTTAAAGCTGAAGACAAAGAAGCAAGAGTAAGAGAAATTAGAACTGCTGTTGCTGAACTTGAAACAGAGTTAGCAGCAAATGTTTTAGATATTGAGGATCCTCAGTTCTGGAATAAAGTAAAATTACTTAAGCCTGACAATAAAGAATTCTGGAATAGAATTAATATTGCTTGTGGTAATGAACCTGTATTCTTAGATCCTACAGATCCCTATGATAGAATTAAACTATATGCTATTGAAGCTGGTGGTTTTTCTATTGTAGCAAAAAGTTTTGATGATGCAAGATCAAGAGCTGTTCCGCCTAAGTTTTACTTAGATAAACAAGAGCAGACAGTTATTGCAAGAACTGAATACAAGAAAATGCGTAACAAAGCACTTTCTGAACTTCAGAAATTATTTGACAAGAACAGTACTAAACTATTCTACGTAGCTAAAGTAGTAGATGGTAACAGTACACAATATAGAAAGTCAACACCTAATGATGTTATGTATGAGAATATGGACTTGTATATTAATGGAGAAGGAGTTGAAAGCAACAAAGAAAGAGCAGCTAAGTCTTTCCTTGAAGCTGTAAACATGGATATGGAAACACTAAAAATTAAATCAATTGTTAGAGATTCCGTATTTTTTAAGTATATTATTAATAAGGCTGATGGTTATATTTATCACGCTAAGACTAATGCATTATTAGGAAGAAACGTGTCAGATGTAATTGAGTATTTAAAGAGTCCTCTTAATGAGGATGTTCTTACAGATCTCAACAAAGCTTGTGAGAAATTTTGGAACTCTTAAAACTAAATAAAATGAAAAAATATCAATCTGGTGGTTCTATGCAAGAAACAAAAAAAGCTAGAAAAACTATGGAATCTGGATATAAACCAGCACAAAATGCACCAAAAGTAACTATTAGTCCTAGCAGTGGTTCTAGTAAAACACCTGTTAAAAAGGCATCTACTAAAAAAGCAAATCCCCCACGTGGAACAATGGATCTAATTAGAGGATCTAAAAAATCAGATTATGAGGGTACTGTTACTCTAGCTGCACAAAAAGGCGGCTCTGTTAAAAAATATAAGACAGGTGGTATGGTAAATTCTAATCCAAAAGCTTCAGCATCCAAAGTTGCTAGAGGTAGAGTTGGTGGAATTAGTTCTGCTCCAAAAACTGCTGTACCTAAAGCTAAGTATGGCATGTCAATGCGTAAAAAATAATGGCAACTAAAAAAACAACTAAGAGTAAAGTAAACCAGGCTGGTGTCTACACTAAGCCTGGTATGCGTAAGTCTCTTTTTGAGAGAATTAAAGCTGGTACTAAAGGTGGAGATCCTGGAGAATGGTCTGCAAGAAAAGCACAACTTTTAGCTAAAGAATATAAGTCTAAAGGTGGTGGTTATAAAACTAAGAAGTAATGGGTAAAGATCCTCAACAAAGTCTTAGAGATTGGTCTGCTCAAAAGTGGATGACTTCTGGTACCTATGCTAATAAAAAGAAGGGTAAGAATAAAGAAGTAAAATCTAAGGGTTCAAAGAGATATTTGCCAGAAGCTGCTTGGGGATCATTATCAGCAGGAGAAAAAGCTGCTACTAATAAAGCAAAAGCTGCAGGTAACAGTAAAGGAAAACAATTTGTTAAACAACCAAAAAATATTGCGGCAAAGGCTGCAAGACATAGATGAATAAACCTGATTTAATACTGGATGTTATCTCTAAAGAAGAAGAGCAAGAGTTATTATCCGAATTAAATAAGGAGGACACAGATATAGTATCTAATAAGTATGATAGATCAGGTTTAATAAGATATGGAGACTCAGCTGATAGTAGTTATGTAAAATCAGAAGTCATTCCAGAATATTTAATAAACTTATCTAATAAACTTGTAGAACAAAAGATACTAGATGAGTTACCTGCTTCTATAACAATTAATGTTTATGATGAAGGTTACTCAATTAGTCCGCACATAGATAGAATAGAATATGGACCAGTGGTTACTATATTAAGTATTTTATCTGATGCAGAACTTGTATTGTTAAATAATAGTAAAAAGATAAATATTAATTTACCATCAAGATCAGTAATTCAGTTAAAAGGTGAGTATAGAAACATTTGGAAACATGCAATACTACCAGTTAAAGCAAAAAGAATATCTATAGTGTTTAGAAAAAAAATAAGTAACTAATGGCAAAGACAAGAGCACAACAAGCAGCAATAGCTATCTCTATGAAGAAGGCTGGTAAGAAACCTAAAATGCAAAATGGTGGAACTCCTTCTATTACTATGAGAAAAGTATCTTCAAATGATCCTTATGAAAAAGCAAAAAGAGATTATGAAATGAAGAAACTTACTCTAGATGCTAAGCATAAAATGGATAAATTAAAAGCATCTAAAAAAATGCAAGATGGTGGTTCTACAAGATCTGTTCAAGGTGCGCCTAAACCAGCTAAATTAACTCCATCACAAACAATGAAAACTGTTAGATGGGATGGTGGTAATACTGGTTTACAAGTACCTAGTTATATGGTAAATGAAACAGGTAATCCATTACCTCAGTATGAAGCAACGGTAAAAGATAGACTTAAGAAAGCAGGTAAATTATCTTTTGGTGGTACAATAAAGAAAAAATAAAATGGCAAAGTCACCAGCATGGCAAAGAAAAGCAGGAAAGAATCCATCAGGAGGTCTTAATGCTAAAGGTGTGGCTTCTTATAGAAGAGAGAATCCGGGCAGCAAACTTAAAACTGCTGTGACAACTAAACCATCAAAACTTGCTCCAGATAGTAAAGATGCTAAAAGGAGAAAATCATTTTGTAGCAGAATGTCCGGAATGAAGAAGAAAAACACAAGTGCAAAGACTGCTAATGATCCTAACTCAAGGATTAATAAGTCTTTAAGAAAGTGGAACTGTTAAAATTTATATATTATGAAAAAAATGTGTGCTAAGTGTGGCGGCTCTGTGAAAAAAATGGCTAAAGGTGGTTCAATGAAAACTACTGTAGGTTCTAAGTCTGCTAAATCTTTTATTGCTGGTATTCCAAATAGTGGTCCAACAGGTCCTAACTATCAAGGTGTAGACACTATGAAAAAAGGTGGTATGGTTAAAAAGAAATATGCTAAGGGTGGTTCATCATTTGGCATGCTTTCAGTAAAAGCTGGTATTGATAAAAATCCTAATCCTACTGCAGCAGATAGAATTGCTGGTGCTAAAAAGAAAGCTAAGTTTGGTGCATCTGTTCCAGTACAACATTCTCCAGCTCCAGGTAGAGTTAGATCTTCATCTGGTGTAGGTACTGTTCCTGTGGGCGCACGCAAGAAAATGGGTGGTTCTATTAGAAAAAAGAAATAATCATGAAAGCACCAGGTAAATTAAAACCAATGATTGGTCCTGTACCTAGTACAGTTAAAAAACCTTTAAAGGCTGGTATGTATGCTAAACCTGTGCCTAAGAAAATGGCAGAAGGTGGTAACTGGATTCAAGGTGCAATCAAAAAACCAGGAGCTCTTAGAGAACAACTTGGTGTTAAAAAAGGTGAAAAGATTCCTAAAGCTAAATTAGCTGCAGCGGCTAAAAAAGGTGGCAAGCTTGGTCAAAGAGCAAGACTTGCTATTACTCTTGGTAAAATGAATAAAAAGAAATAAAATGAAAAAGACAACTAAAACTAAAATGGGTCCTCTAGGCACCCCACTTGGAAATCCACTTGGATATTTTAATTCTCAAAAAGCAAAAAGATCTGCTCCGACAAAACAAAATTTAAGAAAAGCTCAAGATGGCAGAGCTGTAGGACCAATGGAAAAAGGTACTGTAGAATATTTAGATACTAAATATCCAGGCACAGCATTGAAATTTCAAGGACCATATTCTAATGATTATATGGATAATCAAAGAGAAAAGGTAGCTCAAACATATGATGCTTTTTCATGGGGAACTGCTGCGGATTTAGAGGATACTTTAAGAAAAAATGAAGAGAATCAAATAAGAAGTTGGAGAGATGACTTTAATTCAGGTACTGGCCTTAGTAAAGCAGATGCCTATCGTAAAGGAGGTTCTGTTAAAAAGAAACCTATTATAAAAAAAGGAGGTTCTGTAAAAAAAATGCAAAAGGGTGGTCCTACATATAGTGAAATTAGTAATACACGTGGAGTTGGTATTGTTAAAAATACATCAACTATAGGTGGTGGAAAAAAAGAAAAAGAAAAAAGTTATAATTTAGGATATGCTGGTCCTAGTAGTGCCAAAGTTACAGTAAGAAAGTATGATAATCAAGGTGATCTTAAAAATACAAGATCAAGGTCTACCACACCTGAAAAAGTAGATAAATATGTTGCTAAAAATGAAAGTAAAATTTCATATAAAAAAGGCGGTACTACTAGAAAAGTAACTTCTATTAAAAGAAAAAAATAACAAATGTTAAACAGTACAATTGAAATAAAGATTAAGCAACGGCTAAATAAATTAGATAGCCAGGACTATGACAACATTGAATGTTGGCAAATAGTTGAGGCATTTAATAAAGCACAAGTTGAGTGGACTAGAAGACAATTGCACGGAATTAATATTGTTAAAGAAGGTGATGAAGGTTCAACTAGAAGAAAAGATGATCTTCAAGTTCTTTTAAATACTCAAGCTATTTCACTTACTAATGAGCAATACTATTATTTTGGTAATCTTCCAGAAAATTATCTTCAGTGGAAAAGGGTAGATGCTTATGCTAAAAATGAGTGTTGTGAAAAAAGAAGAATGACAGTCTATCTTGTACAAGAAGGAGATCTTAACATTCTTTTAAGAGATAAAGCTAAACAACCAAATTTTGAATGGGCCGAAACTTTTGCTACTCTTATTGGTAATACAACACACATATATACAGATGGTAAATTTGAAATTCAAAATGCTAATCTTATATATTATAGACAACCCATTAAAATTCAAATTCAAGATTGTGTAGATCCTTATACAGGAATTCAATCCACACAAAATGTAGAATGTGAATTTAAAGATGATATTGTAGAAGTAATAATTGATGAAGCAGTAAGTATTCTTGCTGGAGATATTGAATCAGGTAATCAGTTCTCAAGAGGAACAGAAACTGCAGAACGTAACAACTAATCATGGAAACAAAAACAAGACTATTAAAAAGAAATCCTGAGCCTGCAAAAACACTTAGCAGACCTCAGCCTGTTGTTACACAACCTAAAGAAGAACCTGCTAAACCACAACCTACTCCGGATGCTGGAGTTGGCGGAAGCTCATTGGATACTATGACTGCAGCATGTGCAACAGAGATGATGAATGCAGCTACTAGTTTTCATAGACTTCACTTAAAAGTTAAAGGTGACGGTTCTTATGCAGCACATAAAGCTCTTGGAGATTTTTATGACGGCCTTCATGGTCACGCAGATACTTTAGTAGAAGGATACCAAGGCGTAGCAGAGAAACTTTTAACTTACAAAGACATGCCCATTAGAACACTAGATACAACTGCAGATGCTGTAGGATATCTTAGAGATCTATACAATACAATTAACAAACTCCAGGGCATGATGCCGTACTCTGAGATTGTAAATAACCTAGATTTAGTTAAGGATTCAATTAACTCAACTAAGTATAAATTACTTTTCTTAAAATAATTTTGGAAGTTTTAAAAACTTTCACTATATTATAGTATATATTTATTAATTAAAACTTAAAAAAATGGCTTATTTTAATCACGCTTTTGAAAAAGCATTCTTAGGCACTGGTGTAACCCGTCAAACGGGTTCTGAAGATCCAGATGCACTACCAAATTTTACAGCTTCTTTGCTTAATGGTACAACATTAACCGTACAAACAGCTGGTGGATTTGTAACTACCAATAATGTACCTACGTATGTTCTTAACCAATTGAAAGCAGATGCTCCATCTACTTATACTGATGGTTACTTTGGTATTTTTGATCCAAAGCAGAACGTAACAATTACTCCAGAGAACTGTTGTAATATTTACCTTGCTGGTTCTGCAATTTATGAAAATGACAAAATTGGTCCTTTGGCAGGTGGTTATCAAGAGACTAACAAGTCTAAAATGATCAACCCTAAGTATGTATCACGTTTCTATTCTGTAGCTCCATGTTCTCCACAGAATAATGTAATCCACGTAGGTTCTACTTACTGGACTACAGGTGGTGGTGTATTAACTGGATCTATTACAACTCCAGGTGTAGGATATGCTCCTAACTCTGCTACTGCAGTAGGTGCTGAAACTTTAACTGTAACAGGTACTGGTACTGGTCTTGTTCTTGCTATTACAGTTGCTGCGGGTGTACCAACTGTAACTGGTATTGTTAATCCTGGTAAAGGTTATGAAATAGGTGATACAGTAACTATTGTTTCTCCTACAGGAACTCCAGGTACTCTTGCAGTTTACACAATTGCAACTGTAACCGATGCTCATCCACAAACTGGTTGTGGTACTGTAGCTGAGTGCTGCAAAGAATTCTTATGTGGTGAAACTTACTACCTCCGTTTGGATGTTAAAGGTTCTCCTGCATTACGCTTCTTAAACCACAATGCTTATGCAACTGTTGATGCATATACAGGATGTTGTGCACCAGATGCTATTTCTCCAACTCCAGTAGATTCTACTCTTGTAATGATTGCATGGGCTAATGGAATTATAAATAATCCAATTATTTCTCCATTTATTCAACCAGTAGTACAAGCTGAAGATGGTACTCTTTGGTATGCTCCAGGAACTTCTGCTGCTTTCTTAGCTGCAAATGGTGCTGATACTTGGAATAACTATGTATCTACTGGTCATACTGAAGATGCTTGTGCAGGTTTAATCTTAAATGGTGCTTATGTTGACACTAGATTTGGTGATTGTACATTCCAAGTTTCTGACTTCTATGAAAAAGAGCCAGTTAAACTTTACGCATCTGAAGTAGATTACAATGGTGAACCATGTTTATTTACTACACTTTGTGTTGTAACAGAATGTGCTGGTCTTCAAGTACAAGGTCTTGGTGAAACAGTTCTTAGAGAGTTGAAACTGTCAGAATCTTACAGACAAAACTTCTTAGCTACTGATTTCCGTATCCGTGAAATTACTCAGGGTGACCAAATTGTTACTTCAGTAGATCGCGGTGCATTATACTACAGATATGTACTTATTCATAATGTACCACGTTTTAATAACCCAACTGGTGTATTTGATAATGATCAATATGCATTAACTGTTTATTCACAAAGCCCATTATTTACATTTGAACTAGCAATTGGTAGTTGGTTAGAAGGTTGTGATAATGGATGTAACATTGAAGAGTTTACTTGTGAGACAGATTGTGCATCTTTAACTGCATTCCCTGCACTTCCAGTGTACAACCCTTACAATGTAGTTTCTTGTAACTAAGAAAGTAACAGAAAATAAAAATCTAAAGGGGAGAAGAGTTACAAACTCCTATCCCCTTTTTTATTAAATACCTATGGCTAATCACGTATTAAGTTTAGAAGTTCCAACAGTTATGAATACCTGTATCCTAAAGATTATGGACACTAGTGTATATTCTGATTTGTTGCCAGTAACATGTCCTACATTAAATGTAACTGTTCCTGGGTTTGCATACTCTGTTCAACTAGAAGGAACTCAGATGACAGAGTTTGTAGCAAGTGGACACATTACACTAACAGCTTGTAATCTTAATTTACAGACTACAAACTGTGGAACTCAGTATGCTAATTTACCAGATGGTATTTATGTAATTAAGTATAGTGTTTCTCCTAATGATCAGGTATTTGTAGAATACAATCATATGAGAATTAGTTATGCACTAAATAAGTATTATAATATTTTGTGTGAGGTGGATGCTAATGCATGTGAGCCGCCACTTAAAACAAAACAAAGACTTGAGCAACTTGGCTTAATCAAAATGTATTTAGAAGCTGCTAAAGCAAAAGTAGAATTTTGTCATGATCCTCAGAAAGGAATGACACTTTATAATTATGCTTTGAAGATGTTAAATAAACTAGATTGTGTAAATTGCTAAAAATTTAAAACCAACAAATATGGCAAATTGTCCAAACTGTAAAAAAAAGTTATCATGCGGATGTCAGAAGAGAACAGCATCAGATGGTAAGACTGTATGTTCAGGATGTTTAAAAACATACGAAGCAGGATTAAAACAAAAGAAAACACTAGTAACAGTATCTCAGACAAATCAAGTTTGGGGAAAAGATAGATATAAAACAACTACATAATGTCATTTCCACCACCTCCTCCTCCACCGCCCCCACCATTTTCTGCAGCATGGTATGGATTTGAACCCTGCTGTGGAGGAAACATTTTATACTTTAGATTTGACGGAACTACAGTTAATCCTGTAGAAGGTATTAATATCTATGACGGGCCAGCCGCTATTGGTTATGATCCTATAGATGATGTGTATGTACCATTAAGTAATCAGTGCTATAGAATATTTAGGGGGAATGCTGTAGATCCAATGAGCCCAATTGATGGGGGTAATTATAATAATCTTGAAGTTGTACCAACAAATTTTGGTTCAAACTATACTTGGGATTCTACAACTACTTATGAAACTCCTTGTGGTGATGAAGTAATTACTTGTCCTACATGTCAGCCAATAACTTATGATCTTTGGCCTTGTGATGAAACATTACTCCCTGTTACAACTGACACAGATTTATCTGCTTATGTAAATACTTTTGCTACAATTCAAGTAGATGCAGACGGTGAATTTAATTGCTATTATGTATCTGTTTCTACTGATTCTACAAATTTAATTACAGTAATTGTAGATGGAGATGAACCATGTAGTTGTAATTGTACATGCTATGAAATTATTGGTTCAGCTAAATTAAGATATGTAGACTGTGATGGAAATCCTCAAACCACAACAGTTAATGGATATTGGAAAGAGTGCTCATTAGTATATCCAGTTACAAGCCCTGCACCAGGACCAAATCTTATTATTACAAATAATGGACTTTGTGTAGATGGTTTATGTCCAAGTCAATGTTTTGAACTTATAGACTGTGATGAAATTTTAGATCCAATTTATTCTACAGCTCAATCATTGTCTCCATTTGCAGTATTAGGACAAGTAGTTCAAATTGAAGGATATGATAATTGTTGGACAGTTGATAGTGTTGTAGAATGTGATTGTGCAATTAATGTAGTTGTACTACAAGCATATGATACATGTGAAGAATGTAATCCTGCACCTAACTATTTGCTTACTAATTGTGATGATCAAACTACAATTATTTATACATCATCTAATCTCAGCGCATATGTTGATCAGGTTGTAGAATTAAATCCTGATTGTCCAGGTTGTTGGATTGTAAGTGAAATTAATGGACCAATTCCATCTGATGTACCAGTTTCAGTTTCAGTATCATATGATGATTGTGAAGCATGTAAGACTACATACTATGTACTTTCAGATTGTGCAGAAATTGAAGCTGACATAATTACATCAACAAATTTATCAGATTATATTGGTCAAACAATTACTCTTGAATGGTGTCCTACAACATGTTGGACTGTAGCAGTATCTCCTACAAGTTTAAATGCAGGAGTTCTTGGAGATATAGCACAAGAATTTAATACTTGTTTAGCATGTCTTACAAGTTTTCCTTGTATATGTTCAAGAATTAAAAATCATGATATAGTAGCACATAACTATGACTACTTAGATTGTGAAGGAACTGTACAAACTATTACATTACTTTCAGGAGAAAGATCTGAAAGAATATGTATGGCACATTGGTTATCATCTTATCCTACAGATTATGTAGAATACTTTGGTAATTGTACTAATGGTGAATGTCCTCCGCAAATTTATCCAAAAAGAAATGTAGAACCAGGATATGTTACCCCAATCTGTAGTACAGAGAAATATGAAAAGATAACATGTAAGGCTTCAGAAATATTATATAAGTCAGTTCTAGAACTTAGATATGGTATTAGTAATTGTTGTCCTGAAGAAAATGATAAATGGTTAGTTAAAAAACAATTAATTGATTTGCAAGCTTTAAGAGATCCATTATATGTATGTGAAGTTCCTGCATGTGGATGCGGTCAAACTACATGTGGTTGTAATACCTTAAACACTTGTAATTGTAATTAATAATTAGTATATTATAGATATGAAACCTTTGAACCTAGATAATAAACCTTGTAGTCCAATTTCCTCTAACTGTGTGATTTGGCAAGGACCAGATATCCCATGCATTAAGCTTTGCACAGGTGACACTGTATCAGATGTTGTTGGTAAATTGGCTACAGAATTATGTGCAGTTCTAGATACATTAAATGTTACAAATTATGATTTGTCATGTTTTAATTTAACAGCATGTGGTCCAAATGATTTTCAAGCACTTATACAATTTTTAATTGAGCAGATTTGTGCATTACAAACTGAAGTAAATACACTTGCGGATCCAGCCACTAGTTCAATTGTAAATACAACTAAATCAACAGGAGCAGATACATTAGTTACTGTTGCACCATGTTTTGTTGTAGGTACAACTACTGTAATGACTGTATCAGAATATGCTCAAGCAATTGGAACTAAAGTATGTTCAATAGTTTCTCAAATTTCTGCAATTAACGCAAATATTAATAACTTAGATATAAGAGTTACTGCTCTTGAATCAGCACCTGCTCCTGTATTTACATTACCATCAATTCCTGTTGACTGTACACTTAGTGGTACTATTGTTTCTCCAGGGTCTTATGTAATTGATCAAGTTTTAAATGCTTTAATCAATGATGATACTTATGGTTACTGTGCATTAAAATCTGCAACAGGAGAACCTGCAGCAATTACATCTGCAGTCCTTTCTCAATGTATTGCAGACACTGATTTATCATTAGAATTTGGAACGCAGTTTCAAGTTGCATATGCTGGCACATGGATTACATCTGCAAGTTTAAATACTGCAGCAGATGCAATTAATAATTTATGGATTGCACTTTGTGATGTATATAACTATGTAAGTACTTTTTCTATTACAGTTGCTGACACAGCAACTGTAAATTTAGATAATACAGGTAATGTTATTACAGCAAATATTACTGATACAGGTTGGGTAGATCTTCAAGGATTTACATATTATTCAGGAGTAGATAAACCACAGTGTAGAAGAATTGGAAATCAAATTCATTTTAGAGGGACTGTATTTGTTCCATTAGAAAATCCATCATCTCCAGGATCAGTAGTTGTATTAACATCTACTGGTGCATATAACTCTGTAGCAGGATGTACAACATGGAGTGGTGTTGGTGGATGTAGTATTAATGCTAATGGTGCAATTTCATTTAATAATGGTGGATCTGTTATTCCACCTTCTGTTACAGCAGGAAATCTAGATAGCACATACTATAAAGCATGGGATGTAGCACTTAGAGCAATTGATGTAGACCCTACATATGGTACATGTTTAACATCTGCCATTAGAGTTTATATTACTTCAACAAAAGGACTTTCAGTTCAGCTTGTTCATGATATTGAAATTACAACAACAAGAGGTGCTGGTGTTCAAGGTAACTCTCCTTTAAGATTAATTACTAGTAATGTAAGATCGGGGGAATACTTACCAAACTATATTGCTGCTGCAACAGATATTCATAATGCGCCTTCTAATGCTAACTTTCCATTAGTATCTAATACATTTAATTTAACATGGCCATTTTCTTGTGATGCTGGTAATGAAAATCAAATTGGAGGATTTAACTTTTCAATTGATGGTTTAGTAGCTTATGTAGATCCATGTAATACTGAAACTGGATTCTCAACTGTTTGTCCATAATACTAAAAAGATATGTCAATTAATAAATGTAAAAATTGTGGATGTGAAGATGGCTTAGTTACTCTTCCACCATGTCCTACACCAGGAGGTTGCCCAGATCCAGAACCATGTTCTGAAGTATTTGATGCACAGTGTATAGTATATACAGGTGCAGACATTGACTGTGGTGCTGATACTGTAGTACCTACTGATACTAATGTTGCTACAGCTTTAAATGATGTTGTAACATATTTCTGTCAAGAACTTAATCAACAGAAATTAAGATACATAAAAGAAATCAATACAAACTTTGATTTAACTACACTTACAATTACTCAAGCAGAATTAGCAGCATGTGGTATAACACCATCTTATTGTAGTTTAAGTGGGTCAGAGTATTCAGATTTTGTTATTAGTCTTTGGTATTTATCAGCTGGTGTTTGGAAACTTATTCAACCATATGAATCTCCAACAGAATTCTATGGTGTATCTGTAAATGATACAACAGGTTTAATTACAATTGCAATCACTAGGCCTTCTGGTCCAACAACTAGATTAAGAGCAGTTTTAATATTCTAAGAAGTTACAGTTTGTTGGTTTCTGTGACAACAAGGCAAAGCCCCTGCACTCGCGGGGGTTTTGTTTTATCACTATATTTGCTAAAGTGAGTTATTTTTAGTATATTAATCTATATAGTATGAAAGATTTTAAAACCCCAGATCTTAAAGCTCCACGCTTTAGACCAAAGGTTCATAATATAGCAAACAAAAAGTTCTTTGATAGTTTTAGAAAGAAGTATCCAAAGTATAAAGACTTAAAGGATTCAGAGCTTAGAAAAATAATTAAATATTTTAATAAGCAGGCATATCATCTTGCGGTAGAAAACAGAGATGGTATACAACTGCCTGAGTCAGTAGGTTGGATATTTATTGGGACATGCCAAACAAGTGTAAAGAAAAATATTGATTTTGCAAAGTCAACAAAGTATGGAGTGACAGTAACAAATAAAAATTGGGAAACAGATGGTAAACTAGCTAAAATATTTTATACAAATTATGCTATTAAGCATAAGATGAAAAATAAAGAGTATTGGGGATTTACAGCTTGTAGAGATTTTAAAAGATTAGTATCTAAAACTTATCCTGAAAACTGGCCAATATATATAGTAGTTGACCCCCATCAAAAAATAAAACTAGACTATCAAAAAACTTATTATAAAGACCTGTTACAAAAAAGAGAACAGGAGGCATTAAAAAATTATAATGACTTTGATCTATGAGTACAATTGGTGAATCAATATCTAGAGTTAGGAATGCTCTTAAAGCTGCTAAAGAAGATGCCTTCTTAACAGATAGGACTATCTTTTTTGCTATAACTAAATATGCTCAAACTCTTCTTAAGAGAGAAGACAATCAGTTTAAACTGATGAAGATGAGTTCTATATTTCAAGTGTTACCTTATCTTGAACTTATAGATGTTGATAAAGTTCAAGCAGGATGTGTTGGCGTACATTCAGGTTGTTACTTTAAAAGAACAAAAGATAAAGTACCAAGTATTTTAAATGGATCATTTGGACCAATTATACGTACAGTGTCTTCAATTGATGGAACTTTAGAACTATATAGAACGGAGCCAGGTATTTGGCTTTCTATGACTAAGACAACAACTTTTAAGTATAATAAAAATTTGTACTTCTGGTACTTAGATGACTATTTGTACTTTCCTAATTTAGATTGGGAAGCTATAAGAATGGAAGCAATTTTTGATGGATATGTGGAGTCTTGTTCAAGTGATCCATGTGAACTAAAACAAAATATGCCTTTAAATATTCCTGCATATTTATTTTCTGAAGTAGAACAATATACTGTCAAGGAACTAGCAATGAGTTTACAAATACCGCCTGATCAAGTTGATGATGGTCAAAATATTCTTAGATAATGGATTTTAATTACACATTAAGATATAGAACCTTTGATGAATTATTACATGATGTAATGATTGATTTCAGTACTTTCTCTTTAGAGAATATGATTGAACCTCAGCAGTTAATTAAACTTGTAAAGAAGATTAACTATGATCTTGGTTTAAGAATTAATCAAACAAGAGAAGTAATTTTAGATGTATCACACGGTAATGTAAAACTGCCAGATGATTTCTATACATTTAACTTTGCATCAATTTGTGGACATTTTACAGAACATCTTGGTTATGATGGTTATGTAGGTGGTACAAATATTCAAGAAGTACCGTATGTTGAAACACCCGCCACAGTAGATGTATGTGCACCTATTACTGTAAACTGCTCTGTATGCAACGCAAATCCATGCAATCATACTGCGGCATGTCCAGACAATACATGTCCTGCTACATGTGTTCCTGATCCTATTCCTACAGAATATAATCCTTTAGCTCCTTATGGAGATGTTTGTACAAGACCAAGAGTCTTTATGAATTGCAAAGGAGATAAGTATGAACTTATTCAAGTTATTAGTAATCCTGGTGTAACAAGAGTATATACACAATTGCTTCCATTAAGAATGAGAGCAAGTGAAAATATAGAATGTGAGTGTCCAAACTTATATTGGAATACTTCCAATGAAGGCTGGATTAAAGGAGGATTTTTATTTACCACATTTGATACAGGTAAAGTATATTTAAACTACCAGGGTCAAATGGAAGATGAAAATGGTAACTTATTAGTTCCTGATCATGATCTTCTTAATGAATACTATGAGTATGCACTTAAGTCTAGAATACTTGAGAACTTATATATGAATGGAGAAGATGTTGCACAAAGAATACAGTTAATAGAACAAAGACTAAGATCTGCAAGAAATGCTGCATTAAGTCTTGTTAATACACCAAACTTTAGAGAAATGGCTCAAATGTGGTGGATAAATAGAAAAGCTATGTATAGTAAGTACTATGATATGTTTAAATCATATGATTTACTTAGAGGATATAATAGAGTACCTGGGTCCAATACAATATTATAATGGCAAAGAATATCCAGAATACATCTCAAAATGTTACTAATACATTTATAAAAGGTCTTAATAAAGACTCTGATCCTTCATTTGTACAAGAAGGAATGTGGACACATGCACGTAACGCTTCTAATAATACTATAGAAGGTAACTTAGGCACATTATCTAATGAAGCCTCTAACTTTTTATGCATTACAACTGGTGCTACAATGCCAGCATTTGGTACCAATCCTGTTGTAACTAAATATATTGTTGGAGCAATACAGTTATTTTCAGATAAATGGATTGTATATACGGCAGGTCATGATGCTAATGGAGTATCAATCATGTCAGAAATTGGTTTATTAGAAGAAGAAAGATGCATCTATAGACCTATTGTTCAAGATGAATGTCTTGGTTTTGATAAAAGATTTTTAATATCTGGTTCTGCAAGAGAAAAAGAAGATTGTTCTTGGCAAGTATATTGGGCAGATGGATTAAACCCTGATAGAATATTAAATGTTGGAGATCCACAAACTTGGCCAGATAGTTCATTTCAATGGGAAGCTAATACACTAATCAATCCTAATCAATCATCATATAATAGTGTTATTAACTATTATGTAGATTCTAATGGTGATAGAACACTATGGCCAGGTGTAGCATGGATTCAGGATTGTGATCCATCTCCTGCTTGTACAATTTGTTTTGATACTAATGAATTAGATTGTAATGCAATTAGATTAGCAAGATTAGTAAAAACTCCATGCTTAAATGTAAAACTTGGTGAAGCTGGTGGTAACCTTAGAAATGGTACATACTTTGCTACTCTTGCTTATGCAATAAAAGGTCAAAGAGTTACTGATTATTATTCTCCAAGTAATACTCAACCTATTTATTTTCCAGATGATCTTCAAGGTGCATTAACTATTGATGTAGAAGCTGATACAGAAAACTTTGATGAGTTTATTTTAGTTGTAGTACAAAATATTAATCAAGGCACTCTTGCTAAAGAGATTGGAATATATTCTACTAAGACTAATTCAATTGAGTTAGATCAAATAAAAGATGAACTAATAACTGTACCATTAGAAATTATTCCAATTAGTAATCCAGTTTATGAAACATCTGATCAAATTACAGATGTGAACAATTACTTGTTAAGAGTTGGTCCAAGATCTAAGTTTGATTTTAACTATCAACCTTTAGCTAACATAATTAGAACTAAATGGGTTTCTGTAGAATATCCTGCAAACTATTATGTTAAAGGAGGGAATAAAGGAAGTTACCTTAGAGATGAGGTATATGCATTCTTTATTCGTTGGGTCTATGATACAGGTGATAAATCTGCATCATACCATATTCCAGGAAGATATGCAAAAGACTATACATACATAAGAAGTGGTTCTAATGTTCAAATAAGTTCTAACGAAAGAGGAAGTGCAATAATAAATGGTATAGAAGATTTTAACACACTTACTGCTTCGGATCAATTATTTGAAATGTATAATACTGGTAACCTTAGTGGTAACCCTGCTATATTAAATACTATTTTACCGGATGGAGGAAAAGTTATAGCAAGTGGTGAAATGGGTTACTGGGAGTCTAGTGAAATATATCCAGATAATCAACCTGAAATTTGGAATTCAAGTGAGCACTGTTGGACAGGAATAGATGGGCATACACAAATTACAGATCCACAAGGTAATACATATTATCCAAATGATTTGTGTGGTGTTAACATTAGACATCATAAATTTCCAGATAATTATTTAAGTCCTAAAACTCTTCACTATGAAGCTGCTGCAGGACAAAATGATCCTAATCTTTTAAAGATTAGATTCATGGGAGTTATGTTTGAAAACATTGCTTTGCCAAAGGATAATGAAGGTAATGATATACCAGGTATTGTAGGTTATGAAATATTAAGAGGTTCTAGAGAAGGTAACCGTAGCATTATTGCTAAAGGTATGATTAATAACTTTAGAACTTATGAAATTAAAGGAGATGTTGCTAGAGATAGATTAGGTTTATATGCTAACTATCCATTCAATACTATCAAGTCACCAATGAATACAGGATCAGGAACTGATCATAATATTGGTTTTAATGATCCTTACATAAAGACATCTCCTTATCAACAAACTGTTCCTAAAGAAATTATTAGTTTCCATTCTCCAGATACTATGTTTAGAACTCCTTTCTTGGAGTCAACAGAACTTAAGTTGTATGGAGCTATTTCTGGTTGGTCAGATCAAAATTTTCAACAACCAAGTCAACATCCTAAGTTTAAATTGCTTAGTGATCTGACAATGGTATTTGCTTTTGCTGCTGGTGTAGCTGAAGGTTTAATTTCAATGCTTGGTAAAAAAACAATTACTCAACCAGGAGCAAGTTTTACATCACAAGCAATTCCAAATATTGCTGGAACTTTTCTACCTATGCCTCCAGGTGGTGGATCAATTACAACAACTCCGCAATGGGCTCCTACATCAACATTGCCAGCAGAACAAGTTACAGGTAATCCAAATTTACCAAATGCCTATCCAACATCTTATTTTTCTAAATTAACTAACTATTTTAATTTAGGACAAATATTTACAAACACAACTCAAGTAACCAATACAGTTGAAGAAATTTTTAATGACTTTAACTGGCAAATGGGTTTTATGAATGGAGGTACTTTTACAGCACCTTCCATTGATACTGATTTATCAGCTGCTGTATTTTTAGGAGGAGCAACTGGACAAGCTGTATTATCTGCACTTGGTATAGCAAATAAATTCTTATACTACTTTGCAGAAGGTACTGATGTAGCATTACAAGCAATATATGCTTTTATCAAATATGATCAGTATGCATTGCAAATGATATCTCATGGTCTTTATGATTCATTTATATCTCCTGCAAGTTTACAAACATCAATTGTAAATGGATCTCCAGTTCTTGATGCATACATTACAAGATTTAAAATTGGAGATGCATTTTATATCAGAGATAATATACAAGAAGTACAAACATTTGGTCCCCCAGCATCTC